CTACAATTTGATAAACGCGTCTGCGTTGAACCAGATTATACCGTACTTACCAATTACAATACCAACACCATTGGTCGCTGTGTCGTATTTATCAATCGTGCCGTTGTCATAACCACGGCTAAATTTCATCACATCACCTACCTGTGTTGGCGACATACCACGTGTGACATTATCGACAATATCCAATGGAATACCATTGTTCGTCCAATTTGCATCAGTTCCACCTGCTAATGCGTAGTGAATCATCTGCCAGATACCGTTAACTTTTGCAATTTTATCAACCTTGAAAGTCTTGGTATTTGTAAAGTGATTGCCTGCGTTCTTGAATTGTTGGATAGCTGATGAACTAGTTGCTAGTTTTGATGTTGAGCTAGCTTTCGATGACGTATTAGTCACTTTTCCGACCGCAATTTCATTAGCGCGATTAATCACCCTTGCGACATCAATACCACCCGGGCAAGCTGTTGATACAACGGCCTTATGTGGGATAACATGTGTCGCGTCAATTGGAAAGCAATACCGTTTTGCAATATCAGCTACCAGTTTTGACAAGCTTTCAAACGTATCATTGCTAATCGTCCAGTTGGGCGCACCTGTGGCGTTCACGTTTTCAATCCCGATTGAGCGGGCGTTCATATCACCATTTCCAGCATGCCAAGCTGTGGTGCCTTCACCAACAATCCCAATAATCTGCTTGCCAGCCACTTCATAATGTGCTGATGTTTGTGCGCTGCCATTGGCTAACCATGTGTTGATTGCCACATCTTTATTTGTTGTGGCGTTGTGGTGGATCACGATTCGGTCAATTTTTGCTCGCGGAATCACACCACTTGCCATCGTACGACTGTCTGCGCTGGTAATTAAATCACTATATAAATCACCGTTGATGTTCTTTGTCATTCTTGTGTCTCCTTTATATTAGCGGCTTCTGGCTCTGTTTCAATCTTTTTCAATTTGACATGGTATTCATCTTCAACCCATTTAGATAGAAAGTCCGGAATTTCAATACCTGCTAACTGCATGTTGGCGTAGATAGACTTGAGCATATAAGCCCCAATAATCACCGTTACAATAAATGAAATGACATCAAAGATTAGTGGGTCAAAATAGAAATCACGTCCTCCTAAATGTGTAGGCACAACTGAAATTAGGATTGTGAAGCCCCATATCACCACAGGCATTAAAGCTAGTGGAATTGATGTGATTAACCCACCTAATCCGCCACCGCTCGTACGCGCAACACCTTGACGTTTACGCCATAATGCACCTAGAAATGTGTCAAAAAAGACCAAAATAAATAGGACTGCCGTTTCGGTAGCCCCGTTTAAATTAGCAAACAAATATTTTAAGATGTCTTCCACTATCTTATCCCTCCGTTGTTTCTGCCGGAGCTTCTGCGATAAGCGCTTGAATTTTCTTCTTAGCTGCTGCTTTGATGTCATCTTCTGTTGATGTCAAACTAACGCCGTCTTCTGGTGTCACCTGCAAATTACCGTTAAGGCTGTTTGGAAATGTGCCGGCGTTAAATGAAACTGACGCGTACTTCAATGTCAACTTACCGTCAACGAAACTAAATTGTAAATCTCCAACTGTCATATTCATGATTATTTCTCCTCTTCTTTTGCTTGCTTCTCGTATTGCTCAACAAGTGACTTGTACTGTGCTACTTGCAAAGTCAAGTTAGCATTTTCTTGCAATAACGTTTGTACTACTGAATTAATATCTGGTTTCATTTTATTTACCTACACTTTCTAATTTTTCTTCTAGTTCTTCAATGCGTGCAATTAGTGCTTCGACCTTAGAATCTTCTTCCTGCAAGGCTTTCATAGTTATCCATGAAGCAGAGTGGTCATCTGTTCCCTCTTGCAAAGAATCCAAAAAATCGATTGGATTATTTAGGTAATCAGCACCAATAACAGGACCGAATGTATACTTATCGTTGCCAGCTTCCGCGTCCGTCTTGAATTGATACCTATAAATTCCAGCTCGATTAATCATTTCTAAAGCTGAACCGTCTTCCATCTCTGAAATATTAGTCTTATACTTTGCTAACGAAGATGTATACCAGTGTGCTGCTCGTGCATCTGCATAGTTCAAATTGGAAGTTCCAATAGTGGCATTCGTTACCACACGCAACTCACCAGTACCATTATTTCCTACACCTACATACATACTTGTATATGACGGGTCACTACCTTTCATGGATATACTAGTAACACCATCAATAGAGCCCCAGCCGTTATCATAAATAGCTGAACCGCTTGAGCGTAGTCTTATAGTACCGACATCTATTTCGGATGAACCGCCCTCGGTGAATAACGCAACCCTGTTATCGTATGTGTTAGAGTTACTTCCGTCCCATGCACCTAAAAACAGATGGTCATTTCCAGCATATAGATAGTGATGCCAACCAGATGATTGGTTGACTGGCTCGATATGCAACTGATGTTGCCAATTTGGGTTAATACCCAAGCGAACGTTCTGCGTCGTGCCGTCGATTTGATTCTGCATACTCGTGACGTAAATAGCAGCACCGTTAATTGTCCCAGCGTTTAATGTCATCGAATTAGCAGTGATAGAATTTAAAACACCGGTGGTTATTTTGCCGGCATCAATTGTTGCTATCTTTGCAGAGGTAATCGATGCATCACCAATCTGCGCCGTTCCAATCGCACCATTAGCGATATTAGCTTGGCTGACTTTAAATGCACCAGTGACCGTTGTGTCACCGTTAAGCACAATATTCTTACCAGCAATTTGAATACCAGAACTATCCTGATTGATCAAACTAATAATCTTACCGTTGTTGTCAGTCAGTGCTGAACTTATCTGTGTCGCCGTCTGTTTCTGAATACTTGTGGCTAATGTGCTACCTGTGATGATAGACGTTCTGCTCAACGCTGTTTGGAATTCAGATGAGATGTTACCACTTGAATCACGTACGAAGTTAGAAATGCTGTCTGCGGTTATTTTTACTTGCGCAAGTGCTGCGTTGTTATTGTAGTTACCTTGAACGTATGTGCCAATGGTTGAGGCAAATACCAACATTGGTTGTGAAACATAAGAGTTGACGCCAGACTGTACTCCAAAGTTGATATAGTAAACAGTTGATGGTATTGATATACCATTCATAACATTTAGTCCTTGACTGGATATGATGTGTGATTTTAATTCACCTATCAGCTTCTTGTTCTCGTCATACCCTCTAACAAATGACCAATCATCATTATAAACAGAAGTTGATACCACTGATACACCTTGCACAGATATTAGTCCCGAGTATAACCTGTTACCAGAAACTGTTGCGGTGTTCCTAATGCGAGTAGACCCGTTATAAGAACCATCTACTACAAATGGAGCGTAATTCCCGTTTATCCAACCAGCAAAATCAGGACTAAACTCTGTGTTGAACAACTGGTTAATTTGTCCCAAACTATTTACTGTTGACTTTAACCCACTAACTGTCGTAGCAGTTCCATTAGCCGTTGCCTCTACCTTAGTAAACCTTGTATTTAGTTGTGAGTTATTGCTATCATAATCAGTCTTCGCAACTTTTAATGCAATAGCGTCAGCATTTTGTGAGATTGCTGATTCTGCTGCTTTAACTCGTTTATCATTGCTTGTCTGATAATTACCAACCGTAGTAACTACACCATCGGCTGTTGTTTGGGCTTTTGAAACAGCTGTGGTTAAATCACCGGTTTTCTTATCATAGTCGGTTTGACTAACCCTTGTAGTGATAGCAGTAGCATTGGCTTTTATGTCAGCCTGCGCTTGACTGATTCGTCCGTCTGCATTGGTTTTATAATCACTAATTGCCAATGCTGCATTATCAGCTGTTAGTTGTGCTTTTGCTGTGGAACCGTTGTTGTTGTAGTTCCCCTGAACGTATGTGCCAACGTGGTCTGAAAATACTAGCATAGGCTGTGAAAATACATTTCCGTTAGATATACCGCTTAATAAAATTCCAAAAGATATATACACAACGCCACTTGGAATTGTAATATTTTCTACTTTTGTGTAGCCAACAGAATTTTTGGCACCAAATTCTGGTGATGATGTTCCTGGAACATTAACCATATTTCCATTAGCGTCCACATTATTGATATACGACCATACACTAGATGAAGCTAGTTTTTGAATAGAATATGACATTTTAGTTCCTGGTATGACTGCAATTGGTGCTGATTGAAGTCTGGTTGGTCCACCATCAACTTTCATAAATACATTTGATCCATTCACAGGAGCTCCTAAGCTAGTGGTAATGCCTTTTCCATAAAGACCTCTGTCATACCAACCCTGAAAATCAGGACTAAACTCTGTGTTGAACAATTGGTTAATTTGTCCTAGGCTATCAACCTTAGTAACTGTTGCATCAAAGCCATCAGCCCTCTGTTGTAGTGTGCTAATGTACCCAGACTGCTTGCCTTGTGCAGTTTGCAAATCACTGATGGTCTGTTTAGTTCCATTAGCGTCAGACACAATCGTGTTCATTTTTGCGTCTTGGTCACCATCTTTTTGCTTGATAGATGCAATATCTGTCTTCGCTTGATTTGCTGTCTGCGTTGTAGTTGTTAAGTCTGTCTGAAGTTGACCAGTCTTAGTATTATAATCGGTTTGGCTAACTTTAGTCTTCAAACCATCTACTGCAGTTTGTGCAGTTGCTTGAGCTGTTTTAACAACACCATCATTAGTGGTCTTATAACTACTAAAGTCAGACTTTACTCCAGACACAGATGTTTCAATAGTCCCCATTCTAGTGTCTTGCTTGTCATCTCTAGTTTGAATATCAGTGATTGACTGTTTTGTACCATTCACATCAGTTGTAATTTGGTTAATCTTATCAGATTGACTATCTTGCGTTGTCTCGATGTCACTTATGCTTTGCTTAGTTCCATCAACATCACTTGATATACTGTTAATCTTAGAGGCTTGGCTCGTGGCTGTTTTCTTAATGTCAACAATATCCGCAGCCTGTGAATCAGCAGTTTGTTTAACCTCTGTATATTTTGTTGTCAAGTCACCTGTCTTAGTATCATAATCAGTCTGTGATACCTTTGTTGCAACTTGCCCCAAAGCAGTTGTAGCGTCCGTTTGTGCCTTGCTTACCTTACCATCGTTAGTCGTTTGATACTGTGTAATGGTTGCTTTAATTTGGTTATCTTTGGTTGTGTAGTCTAGTACAACATCTTCTGGTGCATTAGTCCAATCAGTAGGCAGGTTGCCTTGTTCAAATTTAACCCTATAGTTACCGTACGTTCTACTAGACACACGAACAAAGTAAGTATTAGCGGAAGTTGTAAAAGTTCTTTTTTCATAGTCATTTGGTATGTCAGTGGTTGCTATTGGACCATATATACTAGCTGATCGATCTAAAAACGATTTATTTGAATCGTACTGTCCTATACCTGCCCAGTAATTTTGCCCTGATAATAAGGAGCCCCATGCTTGGAACGTGTATTCCGTATTAGGTAGCACAGCAATATAATCAGATGCCATTTCATTGTTGATACTGTTTGGGGCAGCTAAAGTACCATTTGAGCCGTTGATGTAACCAGTTACTTGTGTTTCGGTTATATAAAGGTTTCTGCCACCAACGCTAAGTGCTTTGATGGTATCATTAATATCACTCTTAGCTTGATTAACTGCATTAGTGGCTTTAGTGTCTAATGCACTAACTGCATTCTGTCGGTCTGTAACCTCTTTGGCTATTGTGTTTAGTGCGTCAGCCTTGGCTTGATTAGCATAAGTTTGTGCTTGTGAATTAGCAGCGGCTACCGCAGCGTTACGAGCTGACGCTTCACTAGCAATACCGTTTGTTAAGTCTGCTTTAGCAGCTGACAAGGCGCTTTGTGCCTGATTGAATTGAGACGTTGCCGCACTCTTAGCGTTCGCCTCTGCTGTACTAGCTTGTGAAGCCGCCTGTGACTTTGCTGTTGCAATATCACTTGAAAGGCCTTGCTTCACTTCGTCAGTGTGTGAGTTGGCTTGTGTGACTGCGTCAGTGACAGCGGCGGCTATGTCATCAGCGGTGGTTGGTGAAGCGAGCAACTCCCATATATCACCATTCCAGCGGTATATTTCAGTACCGCCATCTGCTAAGTATTTAAACCAGATGTCACCAACTTTTGGACTATCAGGAGCGGTTTCACCATAAGTGGTTCCCGGTCTTCCAATCTGGTTGATAGTCCACTGTGTTTGGCTGCTAGTAGTGTTCGCCACAGCGTTCAAGTTATTGATTTGTGAAGTGATACTATTTGAACTTAAATCATCACCAAGCGACAACTCTGTTTGGTCTGGCGCTAATAGATCATACTTCACTTCAAATACACGTGTCTTATAACTCAAGTCTCTATCACCGTGCATGATTAAGACTGTATCACCAAGTGATAGCCCACCAACATCTGCAACCATAGCCGAATACTGAATTTGTGGGTGATTAACAGATTGCAGAGTTTTATATGCTGAATTGATTAAAACGTTGACATCATCAATATCATCATACGTTTGTAGTAACAGCCTAGCATTACCGTTAATCTGTCCCCATTCAGCCGTAGCGTCTGGGTCTGATAAAACGATTGAGCCTTTTGGCTTATCTAATGGATTACCTGCGGACTTTTTCCATTCAACGTCAGCAATGTTAATTCTGCGACCATAGCCATCAGGTGTATCAGCTTCTCCGTTGTCAATCTCTTCACCTTTACCACGTGGCAATATAGCTGTGTAAATGTTTGATGTATCGCTTTGACGTTCAACTGTTAGCAAGTTTGAACCACTTGCAAATACCTTTGATGTATCTGCCCCCTGACGTGCTAGGTAGTCCATATAACGACCGCTGATGGCGTTTCCTTGTATCTCAATATAAAATACAATCTCACCGCCTAGCAGGTCTACAACTTTGCTGATGGCGCTCAATCGGTCAACGTAATAGAAATTAGTTGTCGCTGTGCCAGAAACGTTGACGTTGTTAAGCTCCCAATTTGAACCATTAAGTGCAATTTTCATCAGATTCAATGCACTTTGATTTTGTGGGCGCTTATCTTCAATATAACCATCGGTAGCTAACTCTTGATAAGCCAACTCGTAGGCTGAATAGTCAATTGTTTCAGTGTTATCAACACGTTCGGTCAAGCGCAACATAATAAACTTGCTGTCGTTTAATGGGTGAGGTGTCGCCACATACTTTGAACCGCTTGGCAACACCTTGCTTGCAGGTAGTGAGAACTCAAACGTTGTTGCCGTGTTAATTTTAAAGTTTAGATGTGCTGCCGTGAAATCATCATTGGTCAGCACCTTTATAATTGCTTGTTTTTTATCAAAAATATAAATCATAGTGCTTTCACCCGATAAGACAACACAATTGAACTTGCCTGTGTACTAGTTATTTTCGTACCATTTTTAATCTTGGCTTCAAAAATATCACTGTTGTTGATGTCGATTGTTGCATTAACTGACTTTTTAACATTAGTACTTGGTGTAAATTCTGTGACCGTCTTTTTTGTGTAGTCGATTGTGTATACATTAGCTGCCTTAAACGAGCCAACCAATGTCAACGTGTAACTATCAACCGTTAGAACGATTTTAGAGACATCTGCGCTATTGGTTAAGACAATGGTGTCAAATCCTTGTGCAAAGCTTAATGACGCATCAGAAATGGTTATAGACGTTGTACCAGACGCATTCTTTGCAGCGCCGTACTTGTATGGGTCTGACATTTTTATCTCAAACACACCGGTTGTTGATAGTTGACCTGCATTATCCAAGTTATTAGCAGTTACAGTGCCATATCTCGTGTAATTAGGTTCATCTGCAAAATTAAAAGCGACTTCATTTCCTTGTAGATACTTGTTTAAGGTATCGTTTAAGGTATTGAAATCGCTATTTGTTTTAGCTGAAACCATGTACTTCACGCTAATTTTGTTTGATTCTATCCGTGATGATAAAAATAAGTCACCGTCTGCCAAACCAGTAGCCGTGGATAATGACCTTGTGAAGCTTGACCGCCCCTCAACGTTTAGAGTTTGGTAGCCCACTAGCTCACTATCCAATTTGTGACCGTTGAATGTGATAGATTCGCTTGGCAATGAAACCGCAGATGTCCCAACGGTCAGGTCTGTAAATTCATATAAGCTCAATGTGTGTCCTCCTTTCTGTTATAGTTGAACACTATTATTTCTCTTTAATAGCGCTGTCTTGCCCTGTTGATTGTTAATGTCATCAACATAAGCAGTGTAACCGTGCTTATCAAAGGCGATTGTGATATTAGCTGGTTGTGTGTTGTTAGTTTGATCTAGTGTCATTACACCGCTGTATGAACCTGATAAATTACTATTTAACGAATTAATAGGTGCACTAATTGCATCGGTAGCCAAATTACCAATTCCGTTTGCAGCGCTTATAACAGACCTATTCATAGATCCAATACCATTGACAAACCCTTCTGTTACATAACCACCTATTCCAAAGAACACTCGTGATGGTGAATGTATCTTCAAATTTCTACGTGCAGCGGCAGCGGCAGATGCAGCTACAGATGCAGCGGCAGCCATTACTGAACCACGTTGTGCCAAGATACCGTTAATCATTCCAGCTGCTGCATAACCACCAGCTGATGAAAATTCACCTCTAGCACTTCTAGCTGAACTTGCAGCACTCCTCATTGCAGAACTAACAGCAGAACGCAAACTGGCCATTCTTGAACGAACAGCCGAAACCATACCACTGGCTGCAGATGATGCTGCAGATTTCATACTATTAAAGCCACTTGTAACAGATGATTTCGCAGAGGATATTGAACTTCTAATAGATGAACCGACATTATTGAAGCCACTAGAAATTGATGACTTTATGCCGCTCATTGATGAAGATACTCTGGTTTGCAAACTAGAGAAACTAGCATTTGCACTAGATGTAAAACTAGATATTGTACTTCTAGCTGAACTTGCTGTTGAAGCAAAACTTGAAACAGAACTCTTGGCTGAATTAGCATGACCACTCATAGTTGCAAAATTGTTATCCATCGCAACAACAGCTGATGACAAAGATTTAATTTTTCCGCCTACTAACGCTACTGCTATACCCAATGCCGTTAAAGCCACAGTACCAGCTGCAATACCAACCGCACCGGCGACCATTGCCACCCCAGCTGCAGCTAGTTTAGCTAAGTTAGCAGCTAATGTGCCTGTTGGTTTAGAAGCCCCAGTAGCTGCGGTACCAAACAATGATATACCGGTAGCCGCTATAACAATCCCAATTGCTATAGAATTAATAGCAACTCCCGCTAATAAACCGGCAGCCGAAAGAAGACCTAATCCCAATGCAGCACCTGTTGCACCAATTCCAAAAGCTACGGCTCCAATTCCAGCAGCAGTTAATCCAGCAGCTAGGACAACTAGCGAAGCACCGGCAGCAATAGCTGAACCAGAAAGAGCCAATATCGAAACTGATGCCGATAGACCATAAGATGAAATAGTGGGCAAAGCCAGTGCAACTATATTTAACGCAACTCCAAATGCTGTTGTTGATACAGCGACTAGTCCCATTGCTAATCCAAGCGCTCCAATGCTAATTGCTAACAAACCAGCAGCTACAGCTGATACGCCTACTGCAATACCTAATGCTACAACACACTTGCGGACAGGGCTATAACTCCAACACTAGCTAATATAGAAGCCCCTCCGAATACCGTTATCGCACCTGCTAATGCTAATATTCCTACTGCAGCGCTTGTTCCGTATTGTGAAATCACTGGCAATTGAGTGGCTAATAATGCTAATCCCGCAGAAGCAATTCCGATAGCAATTCCAATTGCGAGTACAGCCGCCCCAAAGACACCAATTCCAACAGAACCAGCAGTCAATGCGGGTGCTAACAATGCAAATACTCCTGCAAGTGCGCCAACAGCAACGGTAATTGCAACCAATGTAATAATTCCTTGAGTGCCTGTTTTAGCTAATGCAGCAATACCAAATGCTAGTACACCAATACCAGCAGCGGCGGCACCTATTCCGATACCAATTCCCGCTGCTTTAACACCCATACCAGCAAGCTGTCCGCCCGATATGCCAGCGTACTTACCTGCAGCCATAGCTGATCCTGTGAATTGTTTTACCATTCCCAATGGTTTCTTAAATGCTAACACTAATCCAAGCAATCCAGTTCCTAAAGCTACCACAGCCAGTCCTGCGATTTTTATAGCATTGCCAGAACCACCAACAGCCTTTGAAAAACTTTCCCAAAGTTTCTTTCCGGTTTTAGTTTGTGTAAAAAAGTAATATAAACCAGCAACCAACGCCGCAATTAAAGCAATCACCAATACGAATGGGTTTGCTGTCAGAATACTAAACAGACCAGACATTGCGCTTCCGACCGATTTGACAATTGATATAACCTTATTCATCGCTACGAATGAGGCGACAAAACCAGATATACCAGCTGTAAGCGGCATAATCCACCCTTTATTCTTTTTAACGAAGTCGACCATTGACTTAATTGCATTTACAATGATTGGTATATACGTAGTTATCGTGCTGTTTATAGTGTCAAACGCTGTGTTGATACCACCTTTCATACTATTGACTAAATCAGCAATCCCACCTAGCTTGGCGTTTTTTAGCCCGTTATCAATAGCTGTTAACGTTCCAGCTAAACC